TACACAATGAATGGTTTGGAAATTCAGTTCCAGCCAGATTTCGGCGAAGTAGCAGTAGACCAGGTACTTGACGTTGCTAAGTTGTTCAAGCAAGGCATGCAGGTAAACCTAAATACTACATTCGCAGAATCAACACTAGAGAATCTTCTCTTTGCTCTCGCAGGCAAGGATGCAGATCTAAGCACAGTTTCAGGAAACCCAACACTTAATCTTTCAGCAGGAGACATTGGCGAATGCCCAGTCGAACGTGGTTTGGTTGCAGTTGGTCCAGGAACTGGCGAGTGTGCAGCATCAGATGAACTCGAAAGAGTCTATGTAGCATACCGTGCACTTTCAATCGAAAGCGTAACAGTATCTGCAAAGAGAGATGAAGCGACAATGTTCGAAGTATGATTCGGTCTTCTTCCAAATGATGATGCATCATACGGTAAGATCGTAGACCGCACTATCCCAGCAGCATAATACAACTTAATATAGGAGAGGCTCAATCCTTCGGGGTTGGGCCTTTCTGTTTGGTATACTTATATAATGCCTACAGAAATATACAAAACCTCAATTATAGAACTCTTTGATGGAACAGAACTGTATATAACGCCATTAAAAATAAAATATTTAAAGTTATTTTTAGAAGAGTTTGAAAATGTAAAAACAGCAACAAATGATATTGAGGCAATCGATGCTTTGTGTAAATGTGCAACAATAACAATGAGACAGTATTTTCCAAAAATAAAAACTCAAGAGCAGTTAGAAGATAATATTGATATGCCTACAATATATAAACTTTTAGATTATTCAGCAGGAATTAAGATAAATGAAAAATCTGAAGAGCCAGTAAAAGAACAAGCAAAAGAGAGTGGATCTACCTGGGATGAACTAGATTTAGCAGAGATAGAGTCAGAGGTTTTTTTGCTGGGAATCTGGAAAGATTATGACGAACTAGAATCATCTATGTCAATGCCAGAGATTATGGCTACTCTTAAGGTTAAGAGAGACCTTGATTATTCTAACAAGAAGTTTCTTGCTGCAATGCAAGGTGTTGATTTAGATAAATCAAGTGGTAAGCAAGATGCTTGGGAAGAAATGAAGGCTAGAGTGTTTAGCGGAGGACAAGCAGCAAACTCTAAAGATATTTTGGCATTGCAAGGAATTAATGCAGAAAAGGCAGGTTTTGGAATTGGAATGGGCCTATCTTACGAGAAAATAGATTAAAAACTAGCCCTAGCGTGGTATAATTAACTGTTAACCTATAAGGAGGAAGACTATGGCTGACAAGCCTTCAACAACAAAAACTACAGACGGCAAGACCATCACACTAATGGACGGTACAGAACTTTCAGTAAGACCACTTAAGTTATCACTACTTAGACCTTTTATGGCTAAGTTTGCTTTGCTACAAGAGGCATCAGACGATAATGATAAGTCAATGGATATTCTTATTGATTGTGCACAGATTGCACTAAAGCAATTCAAGCCAGAATTGGCAGAAGACAGAGAAGCGCTAGAAGATCTTCTAGACCTTCCAACTGTATATCAAATTATCGATGTGGCATCAGGCCTCCAAAACTCTGATGCTGGAGCATTGCTTAATTCGCTAAACAAATAAATAAAAGGGGCACATAGAATATGGCAGATGTAAACTCTAATATTAATATTAATTTTAATACAGATGCCGCCCTTGCACAACTTCGTTTACTTCAGGCAGGCCTCAGCAGGTTTCATCAATCACTTGCTGAGGGCAACCTGGCTGCTGCAAATGCACAAAAAGGTTTAAACGCTCAACTACTACAATCTATTGGTGCTACAGGAAAGTTTTCTGCAAGTCAAGTTAAGGTAGCAGGAAGTACACTTGCATTTACTTCTGCCTTAGAAAAAAATAAATTATCTCTTCGTGAGTACTATCGATACACAATGGCAGCAGCAACTGCCAATACCCGTGTTCTTGGAAAAGCCTTTGCAGCAGAAAGAGAAATTATAAACCGTGCTCGCCGAGACAGAGTAAAGGCTTTACAGGCACAATACATCCAAATGAATAAGTCCAATGCTGGATTTATGGATGCAATTAAGATTATGCCAAAAAGTCTTGCGATGGCAAATGGTAAATTTACTGAACTTGGAACAAGAATTCAGTATGCTGCACAAAGACAGCAGTTCTTAAATCAGTTACTTAAGCAGGGATCTACACAACTCCTGAACTTCGGTAAGAATACTCAGTGGGCTGGTCGTCAGTTAATGGTTGGTCTTACAATGCCACTTGCATTATTTGGTGGTATGGCTGCAAAGACATTCAGAGAACTTGAAGCAGAGATCGTAAAGTTTAAGCGTGTTTATGGAGACGCATTTACTAATGATTCAGAAACAGATGCAGCAGTTAATAATATTAGAAGATTAGCAAGCGAATATACAAAGTATGGCGTTTCTGTAACAAAGACTGTTGAAATGGCAGCAACTGCTGCTGCAGCAGGTTTTACAGGAGCAGCATTAAATGCTCAAGTTGAAACAGCAACAAAGTTATCAGTTCTTGGTCAAGTTGAACAACAGCAAGCACTTGAAACAACTATTTCTTTACAGAGTGCTTTTGGTCTTTCAAGTGAAGAACTTGCAAAGAAAATTGATTTTCTTAACGCAGTAGAAAACCAGACACTTTTATCGATTGAAGATTTAACAGTTGCTATTCCAAAAGCAGCGCCAGTAATTAAACAACTTGGTGGATCTGTAGAAGATCTTGCATTCTTTATGACTGCAATGAAAGAAGGCGGAATCAATGCATCAGAAGGCGCTAACGCACTAAAGTCTGGTCTCGCATCTTTAATTAATCCATCTGATAAGGCAGCAAAGTTTCTTGGAAACTTGGGCATTAACATTAAGTCAATTGTTGATCAAAACAGTGGAGATATCAAAGCAACTGTTGTTGGTTTTGCACAAGCACTTGATAAATTGGATCCACTTAACCGTGCACGTGCAATTGAGCAGATGTTTGGTAAATTCCAGTTTGCACGTCTATCAACATTATTCCAAAATGTTACAAAAGATGGTACTCAGGCATCTAGAGCACTTGGTTTAGCAGGAGCATCAATAGAAGAATTAGCAATTCTCTCTGAGCGAGAAATGAAAAAAATTGAAGATTCCGTAGGTGTAAAATTCCAGGCAGCGGTAGAACAATTTAAGCAAGAGATTATGCCACTAGGAAAAATATTCTTAGAAGCGCTAACTCCAGTTGTTAAATTTTTTGGATCACTATTTGAAAAGTTTAATGGACTAAGTGATCAGACTAAAAAGGTTATTGCAGTTATTGTTGGAGTAGTTGCAGGCCTTGGTCCAGTTCTTTTGATGACCTTTGGTTTACTTGCAAATGGTGTTGCAAATGCTATTAAATTCTTTGCACTTCTTCGTGGAGGAATAGCAAGACTAAACGGACAGACAAATGTTTTGGGTGCAGGGTTTAACTATATGACACAAGAGCAGATAGAAAATGCTGCTTCATCACAATCTTTGCATCAAACTCACACAAGATTAATAGAAGTATTTAACGTTGAAAAAGCATCTGTTAATGCACTTGCTTCATCTTATAATTTTCTTAGTACACAAATGCGAGCAATGGCATCTCAAAACCCTGCACTATTTGCTGGGGGAGCACCAGGAGCAACATCAGCAGTACGAGGGCTACCTCCAGTTAGAAGGTATAAAGATGGAATTTTAACTGTACCAGGTCCAAAGGGTGCAGGAGATATTCAACCTGCAATGCTTGCTCCAGGTGAAGCAGTTATTCCAGCAAAGACTACTGAAAAATATAAAGGTTTGATTAGTGCAATATTTAATGATAAGGTTCCAGGATTTATGGCTGGCAGAATTCCTGCTGGTCCTGCTAAGTATTCCACCAATGACTTGATAATGCAAAGGATAAAGCGTTCTACTTACCCTGGCACACATCCAGAAAAACAGTCTGGTCCTCAGTTTGTTGGAATGCCAAAGTCTGCTGAACAAGCATCTCAGTCAAGACAGATAGTAGAAAAAATAGCGCAGCAAGCAAGTCTTGGAAGGTTTGGAACTTTGCCTCCTTCAGACTTTGGAACATTATTACAACCATTTTCTGGAAGAAGTTTCCCTGTGCGAGGAGTCGGCGGAATATATAGAAAGCCCAATGGAGAAATCGTAGTAGTAAAACCAACAATGGATGAAAGAACTGCTTTAGCAGAAGTTCGTGCTACTGAGATTGCTAGAGAAGTTCATGGATTAATTGCGCCAAAACAAAGCATTAGAACAATGATTGATCCAACAGATCCTTCAGGACAAAGAAAGTTTGTTGTTGTTGAGTCTCCGTATGATCCAAGAATTGCGGCAATGGATGGCAAGTTCTCTAGATCTGACATGATTAAGCAATTAGTTGCGTCAACACTAAGAGGAGACAGAGACTTACAACAGGCAAACCTATCTGGAAATGTATTGGCAGATGTTGGAACTGCTGGAGTATTTGATAGAGCATCTGGCTTTAGGGATTTTGCTAAGACAATGCCAAGCATGGAAGAGCAAGCAGTTGTTAACCTTCTTGGAGTAAAGGGTGGAGCAAAGAAGTTCTTTGCACAAGAAACATCATCTCTTGCAGCAAGCATGACTCCAGCACAATATGACACAGCAATAAAAACAGAAATCTCTAAGTCTATTCCTAGACTAAAAAGTCTTATTAAATCTTGGGAGGGGGCTCTAGACCCAGAAGAACTAGTTGTATATAACAACATGCTTGAAAGACTTGAGGCTGGAAAAAGAACACACTGGGACAAACTTCAACCAATTCATGCTCGTGCTGGAGAAGGTATTAAAAAAGCAATAGTAGGAATTGATCCAGCAGCGCTTAGCCCTGAAATAAGAGAACAAGTTGGCAGATATATTACAGGATCAGGCACACAACAACAGTCAATCATAGATGAATTAAAACTTGATGCTAAAAATCAGTTTGCATCAAGACTTGTAGATTTAGAATTGAGTGATCCACAAAGAGCGTCAGTCGTAAAAGCAGCATGGCAAGGTGGCAGTGCTGAGATTCCTCCATCAATGAGAAACCAAGGGTTTACTTCACCAAGACAATCAACTTTCTTAAATCACATTCAAAGCATGACTCCAGTAACGATTGACGGAGTAACCAGATATATTGCTGATGTTGACATGGAAAGATTTTTATCAAATCCAGATGTTGAAGCACCTAGACTTGCAAGAACAAAAGAAGAAGTTCTTAATAAACTTTTATATAGAATGGGTACTATTAAAAAGAATGGAAGATTTGTTGCTAGTAACAAGTTTACGGGAAAGTTTGCTAATCCATCCGACTTTTTAACAGATCTAAGAGTAGGTGGAAAAGAGTCTGGTAGTTGGAAGGGCAATGCTAAAAAAGAATTTAGAAAACCTTTAAGGGCTGCAGAAAAGGCTTACAATACTGAATACACTGATGAAAGATATTTAAAGATGATGACTGATGCTGGATTATCAGCAGAAGAGGCAAGAATAGAACTAAAAGCAGAACTATCTCACAGAGCAAAAACTGGAGCACCAGGAAGAGGACCTGAAAAATGGTTAAGAGGAACTGGATTTTTTGATTCATTAATAGTCAATAGGTATATGAACTCTGAAAAACGTCTTTCAAGCCTATTACAATGGAATAAGGATAATGGATACTCTGTAATTCCAAAAGACGGAATTGATAAATATTACGAGGCTGCTTCTTTTATGAGAAAACGTCAACATCCATCAACTGCTCATGAAGCATCTCTTGTTGCATTAGCAGCAGAAGCAGACTTACTAGCACTGGATAACCCAACAGTTCCAAGTGACAAAAAGACAGGATATAGTAGAGAAAAATTAATTGCCATGCGCTCATTACTTGCTGATAAAGCAGGAAGAGGTTTCTACGAGTCTGCAACTAGATATAACTTTGGAGCAGGAAATCTTAAGGGTCTTGTTTTAGCAAAACTCGGAGAGTATATATATGATAGACCTAAGCAAGTTTTAGAAGAAATAACACAAAAAAATAGCAAAAGGGCTGGGAGAAAAGTAAAACCAGATAATGGCAAGCCATCAGATAATAGAGTTGTAAAAGAGGGTCAGGGAAGGTCGGTAGTTACAAAGTCTCAAGCAGGAAGAATTGCTGGAGGCAGAGGAGTTGTGGTACTTCCTGCAAGAGACAAGGGAGATCCAACATTAGATTTACAATCAACAAGAAGAGGTCCATCATCAGATGGATTAAGTAAGGTAGCACAAAGAAGGATTAATGCTGGGCTTATTCAGAAAGCAAATTTATTAAGAAAAGACAATAGATTAACTGAAACTCAGATTCAAAGAGCAATTGAAAAAATAAGAATGCAAAGAACTGAGGCTGAAATTACAAAAGCAAGAGTTCACCAAGAAAGAATGGCTCTTAATGAGGCTAAGAAAAATCCTCCTCAAACAGCAAGACAAGCACGTAAGGCTGAACAACAACAAAAAAGAATGGCTCGTCAACAAAAAATAGGTGGTGTGTCAGGTGGCTTAGCAATGGGTCTTGGAATGGCTGGATCAGCCATGATGATGTCTGGCAATCAAACAGGTGGTATGACATTAATGGGTGCATCTGCAGTAGCAGGTCTTGCTCCAATGCTTACCGATCCAAAAGGAGCAATTGTTGCAGGACTTCTTGCAGTTGCAGGAGCAGTTTATGCCTTTAATGCTGCTATGAAGAAGGCTAGAGAAGAAGGTATTGCTCTGGCTAACTCAATGTCTATGACTAATAAAAAATTAATTGAATTGTCTCAAATTACTAAAACAGTTTCCGCAAGTGAAGCAGCAGATAAAAAGAGGCAGGATAGGCTTTCTGGAGCAACAGAAAAACAGCGCAAGGTTGGACAAACAATATTAGATTCCGAGTTTGGGAAATCATTACTTGCAGATGTAGATACACAAGCAAAAGCAGGAATGTCAAGTAAAGAAGTTGGTCAAAATATTGGAGTTCAACTATCCAGTGCAATGCTTAGTGGTGTCATAACTTCAGAACAAGCAAGAAGCCTGGCGATGGCTTTAGGTAATGAGTTAAAAGATTACCCTCTATCTGCAAGTGTAGTTGGAGAAATTATTCGAATAACAGGACCTAATGGAGAAAATATTGAAAAAGATCCAATCAAGGTTGCTTTAGATATTGATAAAAAAACATTCCAAACTTCTAAAAAGATGATTGATTTTGCAGCAAAGCAAGATTTTACAAAATCTTTTACTGGCAAAGGAGGAACTTTTGAAAATGCAAACAATGCTTTGTCTGGGAAAAAGGGAATAGTTCAAGCAGGTTTAGCAAACGTAAACCCATATATTTATCAAGACTTCTTTGATCCAAAAAAGAGTGGTTTAGACAAGACCCTATCAATTGTTTCTTTTGGATTAACATCAGCATTCTTCCAAATTAGAGATGCTAATGCACAAACAAATAAAATTAGAACTGCAGGCGCACAATTAATGATTCAAGAGTTGCAAAATAATCAGCAACTAATAGACTCAATAAATAAACAATATGATATTAAACTAAAGACTGCAAAAACTGAAAAAGAAATTCAAGGAATTGAAGGAGAACGCAAGGATGCCCTAGATGCCTTAAACAAACAAAATCAGGACCAACTAAAGACTATCCTAGCATCTAAGGATGCAATTGGAGATACTGCTTTCAACGCTGCTATTAGAGGTGCAGCAAACGAACTATACAAAAAGGGACCTTTAGCAGAATTAAAAAATGTAGCACTTGACCAACTAGAATCGCTTAGCAATAGCACATTCAAAACACAGATGCAATTAGATTTTGCAAGTGGAAACCTTGACCCAATGACATTGATTGAATTACTTAACAATCCAAATTATCAATCATCCTGGACTCTTTTAGTTGAAACTACTTTGGGTGGTAATACTGCTGAAGCAGCAGTTATTTCGCAACTACTATCAAAGGCTGGCTTAAGTACTGAATCAAAAGTTATTGTTATTGACTTATTAAATAATCAAGGAGATAAGTATACTAATGAAGAGATAACATCAGCAGTTGACATATTGTCTAAAATACAAGAAACTTATGGCATTAACTTGGATGTTAATACAAACAGTATGTCAAAGGTTCAAAGAATTTCAGATATGATTAAAGCCCTCAAGGGAAAAAAAGGCTTAACAAAAATTGAATTAGAGGCTATAGCCAAAGAAGATCCAAGATATAAATATATTATTGATAACTGGGAAACCTTAGTTGGAGATGGAACAACAATCTCAAGAACACTGCTACTTAACGTTGAAACATTGGTAACTGATAAAAATGTTCTTGATGCTTATTTACAGGCTGCTGGAACCGACGCAGAAAGATCTGCAGTTAATGCATCTCGCATGGGTTTGCCAGCACTTGGCTTGCCGCAAATAAATGAAAAGGCTGCAATCTGGGCAGCAGACCCTAAAAATGCAGCAAAACTAAAAGCATTAGGTCTTGGTAACGGAAATTCAACTGGTAACGGAACAAAGACAGATCCACTTGATTTCCTAAAGCCATTAGCAATGGATCTAAAGCAGGTAAAAGATAATGCATTTAATGCACTTAAACCTGTAGAGTCACTTCTTGCAGCATTTACAAATAAAAAAACACAGAAGGATGCTTTTAATTTATTTGATGGCATACAAAATAGACTTTTAAGATTTGGTGCAGGTAAAGGACTTAGAGACGCTGTATCTTCAATGTCTGCAGAAGACTTTGACAAGATTGCAAAACTAGAAGGTAAGAAAGCACTATTTACCTTTGCAAAGGGCAAGCCAAGGTCAAAAGATACAATAACTGGGCTAACTGAGACTGGCGAGGCCGTTGACCAAGGGTATATGCAAAGAGACCTTGGTAATTTTAATCTTATCAATGAAGAAACAATAAAAAACATACAAGACCAAACCAAGGCTTACAATATCTTAATTAGCAGTGGTCTTTCAGCAGGCCAAGCCTTAGAGGTTGTTTCAGACCAAAGCCAAGCAGCAGCCATTGCTGCGGGGGCAATTTCAAAATCTGACCCTAACTGGAATAAATATATTAGTAACATAAAGACTTCTAACACAGCACTTGAACGTCAAGCAGTTTTGAATAAAGCAATTCGTGAAAATGAAGACTTTAAGATATACAAGGAAATGCCAAAACTTGTTTCTCAAATGAAGGGGCTAGGCTACAGTACTGATCAAATTGATGCAGTTCTTGGTGATCCAGAACTTGCAAAGTTTATGATAGATGATTTAAAGGCTGGCAAGTTACTCTCTAAGGATATTGCAGACTATCTAAACTCAATTGAAGAGCGCAAGATAATTGATATTCAATCTAACTTTAACGCTGGAGAATATTCAGAATCTGCTCAGCCAGGATTTGACGCTTTAGATGAAATATTTGCTGTTAAAGAAAGACTTTTAAGAACTGGTGTAGATGAAAGAACAACTTCTATAGTTGACGAAATGAACAAGAATGAGATAGCAATTCGAGATGCAGAAGCATCTGCAATACCATTTAGAGAAAAGATTGAGGAGATCAATCGTGCAATTACAAAAGATCAAAGAGCAATTGAAGAAAAATACACAAGACCAATTGAAGATTTAAGTGAACAGGTTAATGATCTAAACCGTGAATTAGAGATGAATCCACTATTTGGTGATCGTGCTATACAAAGTATTCAAGATGAAAATAGTGCTTTGTCTAATGATTTAACGCTTATCTCAAATGCTGCTGATGAAGTTAATAAAAGATATGACGAACAAGCCGATGCCCTTGAAAAAGTTTCTGAGATCAATCAAAATATTTTAGATCAACAAAAGCAACAACTTGATTTAGCAGATGCAATAACATCTGGAGATATATCTGCAGCAGCCCGTGCTGTACAAGAAATAAGAGCAGGAAACGCTGCAAGGTTTGCCGATGCTCAAAGTAAGGCTTTACAGCAGGCAAGAGAAAATGAACTTAGTTCTTTAACTGCTAGACCAGGTGGTTTAACTCAAGAGCAGATAAACAAGAAGCAGTTTGAGAATTCACAAAGAATTTATGCAATGGAAAACGATCCAGCAAGAATTGCAATATTAAAACAAATTCGAGACAAGCAAGATGACATTTATAACAAAGAAGAAGAGCGTGAAAAAGCACTTGATGCAATTAGAGTTCAAGAAGACAAAATAAATAAAATTCAAGTTGAGAACCTTAATCCACTAGAAGAGACAATTTCAAAACTAACTTATAGAAATTCTGTGATTCAAACAACAATAGACAAACTTGTAGCAGAACAAACAGAATTAGGTAAAACACAGAAAGAGTGGGATGCAATAAAGTCAAAGATAGATGCCGACGCTCTTGCAGCAAAAGATTTTGATAAGGAACTTGGAGCACTGCTTGCTTCTACTACAGCAATAGACAATAAGTGGAAAGACATTCTTACCAAGTTATCAACATACAGCACAACTTCAAAAGAAGTAATTGACGAAAAAAAGAAAATTGAAGACAAAGCCAAAGCAGATAAGGCAGAGGCTGCTAGACTTGCAGCAGAAGCAGCAGAAGCAGCAATGCTTGCAGCAGAAGCAGCCAGAGTTGCAGCAGCCTTGCGTAAGGCTAAACCTGGTCAAGCAGTTGCAACATTTGCTTCAGGTGGATTTGTTCCAAGTGTTTTTGAATCTGGAGGGTATGCAAAGGGAACTGATACAGTCCCAGCAATGCTTACACCAGGAGAATATGTCTTAAGAAAAGATGCAGTAAAGAGATATGGCGTTAAGAATCTTGACGCAATGAATGTTGGAATGTATTCAGATGGTGGAGAGGTTTCTAAGTTTGGGTCAAGACCAAAGTATGGAACTAAACCTGAAACAAAGGATAACTGGTTTACAAGTTACATTCAGAGACTAACAAAATCTCAAGAAGATGCAGGAAAGATGATTCCATCATTTATGAGAATGAATGGAAAAGCAGATGCTTTGGGGGCAGGATCAGTATTAAGGCAACTAACTGGGCAAGGCCAAGCAGGAGATAAATTTGCTGCTGCACTATTCCCACTAAACTTCCTTGGTATAGGAAAGATTGGTAAAGAAGGAATACAGGCAGGATCTCCAATAATAAAAAAATCTTCAGGAATTTTATCAAAGATTTTTGCAAATATTTCAGAAGCAAGAAATTGGGTTCACTATGCTCACAAGTCACCAGACGAGTTACTTCCTAGTATAGGTAGACCAACTGATGCAATGCATCAGTATGGACCTGGTACATATGGATCAACAACAGGTACCTTTATGGGAGATACATTTGGAACAGAAGCACACACACTTAGTTTATCCCCACTTGCTTGGATTAAAACTGCTTTAGGAAAAGGAGCAATTGATGATGCTCAATTAGCAGTAGAAGCAGCAAAATTAGGTATAGATCCTAAAGCAACTATAACAGATGATTTTGCAAAACTACTACAAGCCCAGGGATACTCTGGATATAAGACTGACGATATTGTTACAAATTGGAATGTTGGATCTCCAGGTTTTGGATTAAAGAATTCCCAAGGCAAAATTCCTTTTGGAAAGGTTGCTCCTTCAGCCCCTGTTCCTAAGCCTGGGAAATTTGATCCTACTCTAATTATGGCTCAAGGTGGCTTAGTTCCAAATTACTTTGCAAATGGCGGAGAAGTTCCAGGACCTCCAACTACAGGAAGATTTCTTGAATCGCCTTATGATACTACAAAAAGAGAGTATCAAGAACAAAATAAAAAAACAATAAAAATTTCAATTCCTCCAATCAGAGCCAACTTTAACACAAACTCTTTTAAACTAAACAAAAAACAAAAACAAGAACTTGATAGTCTTGCAAAGGAAATTGCCAAGCATAAATTAAAATCACTTGTAGTTCAAGGCCATGCTGACTCAAGAGGTGGAGTAGATAATGATTTGCTTTCACTAAATAGAGCAAAAGCAACAGCACAATATTTGTCTAAACTTGTGCCAGAAACTGCGTTTGTTCCAGTAGGTCATGGTGTTTATAAGCCACTTGTTCCAAATACAAGTCCAGAAAACATGGCTCAAAATAGAAGAGCAGAAGTATTTTTACCAGATACATATAAAACAACTTACCCAGAGTATAAGCCTGAAAACCATAGATATGAAATTATTGGTGGGGGATCAATATTACCTACCGATGGAGCACTTAGTGGTGGAACAATGCTATCTAACAAGGGCACACTTACTGGTGGAACAATGGACCCAACTGGATCAATGTCCTCTGGAATAGATTTTGGTAAACTTTTTAGCAAGTTAGGAAGTTTGTTTGGAAAGGACGATAGAGAAGTAAAAAATTTACGTGGTGGTTCTGGAAATGTGTTATTAAAGTCAAAAGGCGGACTAATTCCAAGTTACTTTGCTGCTGGTGGAAAAGTTGACAAATCTAAAATTGGCAGATTATTTAGTAGTATTTTAAACCCAATAGGGCTAGTTGGTAAAGGCATGGGCTTAGGACTAAATATACTTAACAGAATAGATTCATATAGAAAAAATAAAGATTTAAAGACAAGTGGCGATGGTACCAAATGGATGGAAAAGAAAACACTTAACCCAAATGCTGAAACAATATATGTTTATGATATGGCTAATCGTTTTAATTCAAAAGACCGTTCCCCAATTGTTAATCAAGGACTTCAGTATTTGACAGGACAAACTGGTGTTCAATTTAAGAGAGCAACATTTGGAATGAGAAACGATCCAGATGTAATTAAGATAAATTGGGCAGATAGCAAGCGGCTTGCCGAACAAGGTGTTGCGGGAGATGCTGTTGCTGGATCTAGAGAGATTAACCTTACTTCTCCAAGAGGACTTAACTTGGGTACCCAAAACAGAGCAGGTGGAGCACGTGTAGTAGCGCACGAAATTCTTCATTCTTTAAACATTGGTGAATACGATGCACCTTATGGAATTCGCCAGAATACTACTGCTTTCTTTGGACATGCAAAAAATCCTTTTAATATAATGTTTCCAATTGGGGGTATGACTCCAGCCTTTATTAGTAAATCAGATACAGAACAATTAAGAAACCTTGTAGGTTATTATAACTATGAAACTAAGCCTATTTCTAAAGAAAGTATACCTAAGAGCAGTTTAGCACCACTACCTTTAGATATTGGTATTGATAAAAAAACTGGTAGACTAATTCCAAAGCACTTTGCTGCTGGTGGATATGCAATGGGAACCGACACAGTTCCAGCGATGCTAACTCCAGGAGAATTTGTTATGAGTAAATATGCTGTTCAATCATATGGAACAGACACAATGAAGGCAATAAATTCTGGCTCATCAGTTGGGGATTCAGTGTATAATTATAACCTTAACTTAAATGTAAAGTCTGATGCCAATCCAGATGAGATTGCAAGAGCAGTTATGGTACAAATAAAGAGCGTAGATGCTCAAAGAATTAGGGGGACTAGAATCTAATGGCAAACAATACTTATATGTCTGGTAGAAAAAAATATTCTAGACCCCAAGCAATGCTATTTGCAGACAACCCTGGAACCTTGGTTGATGGATTTTACATCCCAGATGGAAACGAAATAGGGTCATCTACGGGCTTTACAGCCACCAATGGCGAGTTTTTAATCCTGTCTGATGATAATAGGTCAGAAATAGACTTTAGTCCCGTTAGAATTGAAAAGCGGGAGAGAATGATCAATGGCCGTATGAGGTCATATCACATTGCAGACAAACTAAATATATCAGCATCTTGGAATATGTTGCCATCCAGAGCCTATGATACAAAAGCAGGATTTGATGCTAATGGAAATCCAGATATGGTAAAAAATGTACTCACTAGACCAAACCCACTAGAGTTTACAACAGATGGTGGAGCAGGTGGAGTAGAACTCCTTAACTGGTACGATAACCACAAAGGATCTTTTTGGGTCTACCTTGCCTACGATAAGTACACAAATTTTGAGGACACAGATAGCAGTGCAAAAGACAACAGGTTTAACAATGTAAATAAATATAATGAGATCATAGAAGTCTTTTTTGCAGACTTTAGTTACTCGGTTGTAAAACGAAGTGGTTTGAACTTTGACTTTTGGAATGTGTCTCTATCACTGGAAGAGGCATAATGTTTCAAAACAAAGAATTATTAGATTATATAGAAACAAGTTCTTCTGTTAAAACAAAATCTTCAGTCATTGCTGAATGGAATATGAATATTGCAACAAACATTTCTATGCTAGGGAACTATAGATATCGTCCAAACGATCCTACTTCTATTTATAGAACTATCCCTAATACTTTTATTGTAGAGAACAAAGACTCTTCTCCAGCATTTTACTATGGAGCAACAGATGCAGATGTAGTTATTGATGGTGGCTTTGAGGATAATGGGGATCCAGCAATACTAAAACCAATTAAAGAAAAAATGAAGATGCTTTATTCTCTGGAAGATTGCTTTGGTTATCAGAGACCAAGATCTGGTATTAATAAAGCAACATATCTTAATGGAAAGTTTTTGCATAACCCAAATATTAATATGGCCAAAAGACCAAGATACTATATGTCAGATAAAGATGATCCCTTTAAGTATTGGACTTCTTTTAGAACAGAAAACGGTATTGAGTATGGAGTTGCTAACAAAACTATTAATGGAAAACATAGAATAGAAGATACAGCACCATTTGTTGTATATAAGGAAAAGGTTCCAGCAAATAGACTAATTGTAAAGATGCAAACCAATACAGGGGAAATAGACTATAGAACATTTTACAACTCCTCTGAATCATTCTTAGACCCATACTATGGAGAAGCAAATCAGACAACTCCAAATAACTGGAAGATTCAGGTATTGAAAAATAACAATTGGGTGGATGCTATATCTTTTTCTGATAGAGATAGAAGAAAAGATGGTAAATCAATAATTGGATCTGATGGATATGTTGAAGTTTCATACGGTTTGATTGTTCCAAAGATTTATTCAAATATATTCAAGTTTATTGCAGAGTTATCTTCAGAAACATTAAAGCCAGAGACAGCCCAAGAAGGCGATGCTTACTTAGTTATCTCTAACAGTATGTCTTTAGGCACATATTATGTTTGGTATAAAGGAGAATGGAAGACTTTTATTCCTTCTTATGGTTGGAGACTTGAAGACTCTAATGTTGGAACTCTTACAAGTTTTGTTACAGACTTAACTAATCCCCCAGCATTTACAATAAGCAATCAAATTAAGTATAAAGAGTTTGAATATATTTCTGGAATAAGAATTGTGATAGACAGTATGAATAAGTTTGATTCCACATTTGATTTAATTGAACTATCTCCAAGACTTGTATCAGACTTAAGCGATAGAGTTCTAGAGTTTTCTGTTAACAAAAGTGCTTCAGATTTAGGGGTTAGCGGGTTACCAGTGGGGCAACTTCTTGCTTCAACAGGATCAATTTCTTTGTTTGACTTTGATGATGCCTTTCATCCATCAAATAATTTAAGCATTATTAGTAAGTATGTTTCTAAAAATATTCAATTTAAACTTTACGAAGTAATTACAGATAATTCTGCAACTGAGTATTATATTCCAATCAAGACCATGTACTCTGATGGATTTCCAAAACTAGATAATCAGTCTAAAGAAGTATCTATAGAACTTAGAGATTTATATTTTTATTTTGAGTCAAGAATCGCTCCGCAAATATTGCTTACAAATACATCTGTTAGTTCAGCAGTATCGTTGCTACTTGACTCTATTGGATTTTCTAATTATGTTTTTAAAAGGGTTGAAGGAGAATCTGAGGTTATCATTCCTTATTTCTTTATTCCTCCAGAAAAAAGTGTGGCAGAGGTATTAGAAGATATTGCAGTGTCAACACAGACTGCAATGTTCTTTGATGAATATAATAATTTTGTTATGATGAGCAAAGACTACATTATGCCATCAGTTAATCAAAGACCAGTAGATATAACTCTTTATGGAACCACAGATTTTTCTGACACGGGAGTTATCAAGAATGAAAGAACAAACAATAAACTTTCAAATATCTTGGAGATAACATCCCAGGATAATGAGGTTTACAATGATGGAAAAATTACTTATACTGCAAGATCTATAGAAAGATCAGTTGGAACAGTCAGGCAGGCAAGCCTTGTAGACAACGAAAAGGTTTGGATTTATAAGCCAGTAGTTCTTTGGGAATTGGGTGGCTCAGAAGGCACAAAGTCTATAAATCAAGAAATTCAAAATCAGTCAACCTATTCACTAAGTGCAATACCTTTAAACTCAAACTTGTCGTCAGAAGTACCATCGGTAAAAAATAATAGAGTTGTTGATAATGTTATTGATTTCGGAGAAGGAATTTTCTTTATAACAAGATACAATGGATACTTTTATTCAAACGGAGAAATTATTAAATATGATGCTGTTCAATATAATATATCTGGTACTGGTGATGTCTGGATAGATAGCGTTCAGGAATATGAAAAGTATTTTTCATCACTACCATTTAATGGAAAAATTTATCCAACAGGATTAGTAAGAATATACTCTGAGCCAAACTATGAAGAAGTTTTTGGAGTTACAAAATTAAAAAATGGGCCAGTAGCAAAACACGGAAGAGGACAGTTTGGAACAGCAGTTATTTCTCACTCTGCAGGAGTCAGTCCATACTGGTCTAATAATGAAAATGTTCGTGGATGCACTATGGAATCAAAGTATTTGTTTAATTTAAATCAAACTCTTCCCGCAACAACTGTTGGCCCTGCAGGAATAAATAATACTCTTGCACAAAAAACATCAAGAAGCGGCATTATTAAAAATCCTTTAGCATCAAAGTATATATCTGAATCAAATATCAATGCTATGTTATCCACACAAGCAGGAACAATACAGTCATCAGCACTAATTATGAATGGTCCAGGATTTACTACAACAGAATCTCCTCTTGACTTTGTTTCCTATGTATATAAAAATTTAAGCAATAAGTATAAACACTTTGGAACGAGAATGAGAGTCATTGGAAAAATTGAAAATGATGCAAACCGTGGACAAACATCTGTTGGTGCTGCTACATATTACACGGTTGCAGGAACAACTCCAGATAAAAGCATAAGTGTGGTTGGAGGATCTGGAGGACTTGCTGTTATGCTTAATCCATTAACAAACAATGGATACTATTTTGAGATTATTGCTTTAGGATCAAATAACTTAGATGACGCTAAAAAACAAAATGTAAATGACGTTATATTTTATAAGATAAAGGCTTCTGGCTCTTCTGCTATTCCAATAAAACTATATGAAGGCTTAGCAGGAATTATAGTTGATGACGGAATGTTTACTGGTCAGTACAGAATGGCTGCAGAAAAACATCCAACAGTTTATGATTTGTCTATTGAGTATCAAGATATAGGAACAAAAAGAAGATTCTTTTTGTATATAAACAACAACCTTGTTGCAGAGGTAGATGACGAAGACCCACTTCCAGTATACAATAATATGGCTCTCTTTGTTCGTGGTTCATCCAGAGTGATGTTTGAAAATATTTATGCTTTAGGATATAATTACTCACAAAATACTGCTTTTAAAATTAATGCCCCGATAGCATCAGCCTTTGGAGATTCTGAAATAAATGCAAACGAATCATTTATGAAGTACGCTATGAGTGGAGCAGTTCAAGAAACATATTTATCAGGAATAACCTCTGCCGAGCCATCAGCATTTGATATGTATTTTGAAGAATTCGGAACAATTATGAGAGAGGCTGCATCGTTTAATATTAAGTATGATAAAGCATACCCAGCCCTTTATGCAAAAATATCTCCTACTTTTAATAAACTAAAAGGTTATGTTATTTCTGGATTTAGAGCAGGATCTTATGGGGCAGAGTTTTTAGTTTTTAATGCAACAGATACAACATTAAATTTAGATTCAACATCTGGCAACTATTTAAAAATACAAGGAATAACATTTACCCAAGAATCAAATGTAGATTTAACAGTTGACGAATATTTTTCAAAAAATAGCAATCTTGCTAATCCAGAAGTAGTTGGATCTTCTTTGGTAGTGTCCCCGCTTAAAATTAAAAAAGATTATCAAGATATAAAGTTAAGCAGAATGTCTTATGGTAAAAAAGATTTTAGTTTAGATGTTCCATACATTCAGTCACAAGATGCTGCAGAAAGTTTAATGTCTTGGGTGATTAATAAAATAATGAAGCCAAGAAAGTCTGTTGGAGTTAAGATTTTTGCAAATCCAATGATTCAATTAGGAGACATAATTAATTTAGACTATATTGATAATTTAATTGAAATGGTTTCACCAAAAAGCAGTAGATTTGTTGTGTACAATATAGAGTACTCTAAAGATCAAAGTGGTCCATCAATGACAGTATTTTTAAGTGAGGTAGTTTAATGGCAACTGATGCAGTAGCAAATCAATCTATGTCTATTTCACAGCGCCATATGGAGCAGTTGAACTTATCTCAGAAGGCAACAAAGCCTGCAACCCCACCTTTACTTGCACTTAGCAATCCAACTCTAAGTGAAGAGAGGATGACAGACTTAATTTTTGAAAATATTGGGGGACAAGAATTAATTAATATTTCAAGAAATGATATTATTGACGGGCAAGATGTAGTCTATAGCCCAATAAAAAATCTAAAAGACCTATACATTCAGTATAACCCAAACAACATAATCAGGTTAGAAAGTACTTCCGATACATATTTTAAAAACTTTCCAATTAAATTAGAGAACAAACTTCCAGCCTACGGAACAGGTCCAAATGGCGAGGTGGTATATATAGATCCAACTACAGGAGATATGGTCATAAACGTTTCATCACTTGATCCTGACGAGCAGGTAGATATACAAATATTGGATAGTGGAGATACACTTAATGGTACAATATATGAATAGGAGTAAAAATGATAACTAATACAGGTAAAAATATTTTGGCTAAATACCTTATTGGGCAGGCACCTGCCTATGCTTCACATATTGCAATTGGTTGTGGAGCAAAGCCACTAGCCCTTAATGCAACACTTGGAGACTATTCAGACAAGCAATCATTAGACTTTGAAATGTTTCGTGTACCCATTACTTCTCGTGGATATGTTACCGAAGAAGGCCAATCAAAAATTGTTTTTACAGCAGAACTTCCCACTGCAGAAAGATATGAAATAACTGAAGTTGGACTGTGGTCTGCTGGGGCTAATCCAAGCGCAGGAGCCTATGACAGTAAAACTATTTATTCTTTTAGCGGAGCAGAAAACTGGGAGCACCATATACAAACAAACTCATTAAGCATTCCAAGCATACAAATATCTTTAGGTGATAATAATATTATTACTGGTTCTTATAAAATAGATTCATCAAGAAAATACTCTTCAACTGGAATACTAACAGAACTGCCAGTGTTTCAAACCAATGCAGATAACCCAACCTTTACAAACTCTGAGAGAGTAAATAGGTATGAAAGATGTAGATTCTTAAATAACATAATGATGATAAGAGGAGATATGAGCAATCTATCTCTTACAGATGGAGCAGTTGGTATTCCAACAGGGTCAACTCACATACATCTAACTGGAGTAAATCTTGATTTTAATAAAAATGCTCCTACTGATCAACTTAAACTTGCATTTTCTGTTGTTAATAAAGATGGAGAGTCTTCAATTCAGCCAGATGAAGTAAGAATTGTTGTTGAGTTTTCAGATACAGATGAAGCAACTACAACTGGCGCTCAGTATGCAAGACTCCAAGTAGCATTAAAAGAAACAGACTCAGGTGTTGATTTTGCAACAAATAGGTATTTTGTTTCTTCTGTGGCACTACAAGACTTGCTTAAAACATCTGGCTTTACTTGGAATATTGTAGACACTGTAAAGTTTTATGCCACAGTAATAAAAGGCACTGCATTGGTTAGTAATAAATCTGCAACCGATACTGTTGTAACTTTAACGACTTCCGCTAATCATAGTTTTAGTGTAGGGAACAAAATTATTGTTGCTGGTTTAGGAAACTCTGGAAGATTTGACGGCACATTTGAAATTACAGAAGTTACATCAAATACTATAAAGTATAATAGCGCAGGGGCTGTCGTATCTTCAACTGCAGTATCCCCAACAGTACAGATTGCTTCTCCAAGCGATAACTACTATGTTGCATTAGATGCTTTAAGATTAGAAAATATAACATCTTCTAACCCAGTTTATGGTTTAAGTGGCTACTCTGTTATTAAAAACACAGGATCTCAGCCAATTCTTAAGTCTCCTAATACTACTAACCATATTGAGTTTAGGTTTGGGATGGATGTGCTTTAGTGTCAGATCCAATAGTAAAAAAGGTAGTAATTAAAAAACAAGATTTACCTGCTTTTAATGGAGTTTCACAAAACTATTTAGTTAGATATAGAATAGTTTCAGATGATAAAAACAGAACGTCGCATTGGTCCCCATACTATAAGGTTGATGTTGAGCCTGAGATAGATAGAGACCTGCTGCCAACACCAGAGCCCTGGATTCCACACTCTGTGGCAGTAAGTGAAAACAAGCAAATTATCAATGTTGTTTGGACTCCTCCTGCAAATTTAAAGTCTGATTTTGATTTGTATGTTAAATGGGGAACAGATAATTTTAAATATGTTGGTTCTATTCAAACATTTTCATATACTGTTCAGGCTTCAGCAGGATATACCACAGTAAAGTTTGCTGTTCAAGTTCCAACATTTCCTAAAGAGAGATTTACTAAGGCTACACTTTTTGAGTCTGATCCAGAAAGCCTAGTGGTATAATAGTATTATGGCAAAAATTCCTCTACCAGAGCGTGGTCAACCACTAGATGTGACCTATATTTCTCAATTAGCACAGGTAGTTAATGAGTTGTCTGCTGCAGTATCTCCAGCAAACTATAAATATATATCAGTTGATACTCCAAATAATGGTAAACAAAATATTAAAACTAGTGAAGCAAGAGTAATTGGTGGCGCTGTTAGGGTAGTCCCTAGTGGAACAATTACCGCTGGAGAAGAAAAATCATTTACTTATTCTTTTGCTGGAGCAGCAATAAATGTTGGGAATACGGTTGCTGGTAAAAATGTTACGGTTGTTCTAAAAAGCATAACAACTTCTGGTCTTGAGGGGTTTGTAAGATTTAACACAAGCGGAGATAACGTCACGGTTGATGTTAACTTAATTATCATTGGCGTACCAAATTAATGCTAAAGTGCAAAAAATGTAGTGGGAGAATGTTTCTTGATAGACAATACAGTTCAGTTGGACACCTTGAAACCTACTGCATTGCGTGTGGAGCAAGAAGTTTTTATAACCGACCAGAGAATTCTGCGGAGGGTCTATGGCTATTAAAAAAGGAACTATTGAGAATGAAGGCTACAATCTCCTCCCTGTAATTCCAGGGAATAAAAAGGTTTGGTTTCTAAATGGAGACCTTGTTAGAATACATCATCTCAATAAATCTAACGGTATTATGTCTGTCTATAATATAACAAAAGATCAGATTGAAAGTTGTTTAATTTCTGATTTTAAAAAGAAGCGTGAAAGAGCCTACACTGTTAGAGAGACTGCTGATTTAGTTAATAGACATAAAAAATATATGCCATCATTAATGAGACGAGGAATCATTCCATTTCCAATGGGATCTCAAAAAGGTGGAGCAAGAGGTTTTCAAGTTAGATCATATTACTCAGAATCCCAGGTAAGAGAGATTCGTGATATACTTGCTACATACCATATTGGTAGACCAAGAAAAGACAATTTAATAACAAACGATATCACCCCAAGCAAGCAAGAGTTGACACGAAGAATGGGCGATGGTATACTTACATATACGAGAACTGAAGATGGACGATTCATTCCAATCTGGTCTGAATCTATTTAACGAAGGGTATGAAATGGAAAACGAAGACACTAAGGTATCTGTTACATTGGGATACACACTTAATCTTGGAAACTTTCAATCGCTAAGACTTGATCTTGGTGTTGTTGATTCACGTAAAAATGGAGAAAATGTAAATCAAGCATTTGAGCGTGTCTATAAGTTTGTAGAAGATAAGTTAACTGAAAAGATTAACGAAGCAAAGTCTGAAATCAACGAGTAATGGCTGAACGCAAAGACCGAATGGCTTTGCTTTCAAGATACAGCAAGTATCATACCGCAAGGTACGAGTCAAAGCCATCACTTAATTTAAACGTAGAGCAGTGGGCCTCTGACGGCCTTGTAGAGTCATACGGATTATCTGGTTGCTACGATATACTTGAGTACTACTTTTCAGTTGCAGAGAATCCATCTTGGAATCACTTTGCATATAATGCAGAAAAAATTTTACAGGCACAAAAAGATAAAAAGCGGGATGATGAAGAGAGAGCGGAGCGTAGAAGAATGGCTAAGGAGTGGCTAAGTGAATAATACAGAGTCTAAACTAATCACGGCAGTTCTTCAAGATAAGCAGATCCACGTTCTACTACAAGCAAATGTAGATAATCTTCTAAGAACCCACGGAGATATCTGGAACTTTATCAGACTATACTTTGAGAACAACAAGTCTTTACCACCTGCAGAACTTGTTACAGAAAAATTTAGAGACTTTGCTCCTATAGCAAATGTTGGAGCAACAAAACATCACCTTGAAGAGTTGCAAGGCGAATATCTAAACGATAGTCTTAAAGATATCTTAAGATCAGCAGCAAGTAATGTTCAGAATAATCAGGGTAATGTTGCATTAAATGATTTAATTACACAAACATCAGAGTTAAAGAAAAACACTTCAGCAATTCGTGATATTGATGTTACTGATCTTGAGTCAGCAGTTGCATACTTTGAGAATCTAAAGATTCAGCAGGCTGCAGGTCACGTTGGTATTAAAACAAATCTTCCAGGATTTGATAACTATCTTCCTTCTGGAATTATGCCAGGGCAGTTAGGAGTCTTTCTAGCATACCCAGGTATAGGAAAGTCGTGGATGGCTCTATACTTTGCTGTACAGGCCTGGAAACAGGGTAAGACACCCCTTGTAATTTCTCTTGAGATGTCGGAAACAGAAGTTCGTAATCGTGTGTTTACTATTATGGGTGAAGGGCTTTGGTCACACCGCAAGTTAAGTAATGGAGATGTTGAATTAGATACACTTAAGGCTTGGCACGAAAGACATCTAAAGGGTAAGCCAGAGTTCCATATTATCTCTAATGATCAAGGCGGAGAAATTAATCCTTCAGTACTTCGTGGAAAGATTGACCAATATAAACCAGACTTTGTAATTGTTGACTACCTACAGTTGATGGCTCCTAATCAGAAGTCAGATAATGAAACGGTACGAATGAAGAACCTTTCAAGAGAACTTAAACTTATGGCTATTGGTGAAGAGGTTCCAATTATTGCTATCTCATCAGCAACACCAGATGATGTTAATGATCTGAGTGGAGTTCCTACCTTGGGTCAAACTGCTTGGTCAAGACAGATTGCATACGATGCGGACTGGGTTATCGCACTTGGAAGAGCATCAAATAGCGATGTTATTGAGTGCGCTTTTAGAAAAAACCGTAATGGATTTATGGGGGACTTTTTAGTACAGGTCGACTTTGATAAAGGATATTATCGATATAAAGATTTTGAGGATAAGTAATATGAGTCAAACTCCTAAACTTGATACAGACTTTGTAACTATATATAAAAACAATTTAGACAGCAAGCACCTGATTGGCTTGATTGAACTTGTTAATAAAGAATCTTATAAATTTAAAATTGTAGAAAGACGGCCTCACCTAACAATGGAACTCCCTGTAGTCCATAATGAAGAAGATAATCACGCTGCTATAGAACTAAGGTCTATATTTAATAATATTCTACACGAATCTCTTATAGACTTTTTAAAAAGAAAAAATATAAAAAGAGTCAAGCAGTCTATGCTAAACAATAACTATATTAGTGTTTCTAAAATGATCGTAGGTACTCCTCAAATGGATGTACACAAAGATCTTAACGAGGATAGTCCGCTAACTGACAGTTTTATAGCAATGCTTTACGTTAATGATAATTTTGATAATGGAGAACTGTACTTCCCAGATAATGATTTTATTTATAAGCCACAGGCTGGGGATATGGTATATTATAAAAGAAGTGTGTCTCACGGTGTCAATGTTGTGACAAGTGGTGAGAGGTATACGATTGGTTGTGGGTTCCTTGGTCCCATTGTGTAGATCGTTTTTTTGGGGTTTTAGAGATAGGATCCTAAGATGTCAGGGTTAATAAAAATTAAGATAGGTAGGTATAATATGGTATGTCGCAAAATAAGGAAAATATGCCTCCTACCTTCTATCATCATAGACCCATTAAAAAGTTCTATCTTGATGGGGTTATACACGATGAGTCAGCCCTTGGCAGACTTAAGGCAGAATACGTTAGACTACTTGAATCAGAAATGCGGCTATCAGGCTATGTTCCAAGGCTTGACATACTGCCAGACTTTACATTAGACTATAATCATAAGAAAAAATATTTTGAGTTTCAACTAACAGTACACGGGACATATACGGGGAGAAAGCAAAGCGAATGGATAGCAGGAATAGACGGAAGCACAGCAATCTATACACAAAAGAACAAATCAAAAGAGTTCTCACAGGAGCAGGTGTAACGATTGAATCTGAGGTAGACTCAGACTACATAATTTTTTGCCCATACCACAATAATAATAGAACCCCAGCAGGAGAAATAGACAAGAATGATGGAACATTCTTTTGCTTTGCTTGCCATCACGTTACTGGTCTTACTGAGTTTGTTATGCATATGTCTAACAGAACCTACTTTGAGGCTGCAAGGTTTATAAAGAGTAAAGAAACAGAAACCAGTATTGAAACAGACATTGACAAGGCTCTATATAAAAAGCCAGAGTTCACAATGTTTGATGAATTAGTTCTTAAGCGTTTACATAACAATCTTATTGAATCAGATAGAGCAAAAAACTATTTTAATTATCGAAAGATAACAAAAGAATCTGCTTCAAAATTTTCTTTAGGCTATTCAGATAAACAGGATATGGTTACAGTTCCAGTTCACAGCCCAGATGGTTTGCCAATTGGCTTTGTTGGAAGATCAATCGAAGGAAAAGAGTTTAAGAATACCCCAGGTCTTCCAAAATCAAAAACACTTTTTAATCTACACAGAGTAAAAACTTCTGGAAAGGTTTATGTGGTAGAGTCATCATTTGATGCTATAAGGCTTGACCAGTGTGGCTTTCCTGCAGTAGCAACACTTGGATCCAATGTGTCAAACATACAAATAGAATTGCTTCAAAAGTACTTTAATGATATAATTGTTATTGCGGATAACGATGAAGCAGGAGGAAATATGAAAACTAAGATAATTGAAAAACTTGGTTCTCGTGTATCCGTTATCAAACTAAATAAAGAATATAAAGATATAGGCGATATGGACGATAAGTCAATTAAAGAACTGGACTTCCAGTTTGACAAATCAATACAGTCTATGCTAAACTAACATAACAACACAAAGGAGAAACACATGGCAATACTAAGAGGAATAAAAGAAATGGGCCCAGTACTAGATGGCCCAAAGGGTGGCGATGGTCCAAAGGTTAAGTGGCTAAAACTTGCCGATGGTCAATCAGTAAAGATTAGGTTCTTAGAAGAACTTGATGAAGATTCAGCAAACTATAACGCAGAGCGTGGACTAGCAATTGTTGTATCAGAACACACAAACCCAAAGGACTACAAGCGTAAGGCTG